GTCGCCCAAGTCTTCAGCAGCAGTAATAATCTGCTCCCACAACTTCTTCTTGAGGTTTGCTACTTTGACTACGCCATCGCTTGGGTCAATAACTTGACAAGCGTAGCTCCAGCCACATTTAAGGTCAGGATAGTACTCGCGTACCCAGTCCTGCTCTTTGTTGTTGAATCGCTCAGAATTTCTATCGAAAGATAGGCACTCTAAAGGAATGTTTTTTCCATTCTCGCCTTCAATCCAGTAGACATAACGTGCAAGAATGTCGCCAACTACGCGCATCTTGTTATCGCCGTCCTTGTATTGAAAGGTATTAATGGAAGATTTTTGGGCTCCGCCCGTTTGCTTATTGAATGATAATGCCATTAGTGTATAGTCTCCAGTGTGACTTCTTCATAGATGAACGTTATTTCGTCCGGTAATACTATGAGTAGCCTGTTGTCATTTATTTGATCTAGATCCACGGGACAATGTAGCGGATCTAGTGTGGTTTTATGAGAAGTAATATAATCCGCATAGTTTCTTAAAGAAGCTAAGGCGTAATAAATACATAACTCTCTGTGCGTATACTTATAGGAATGGTACAGGAGCAAATCTCCATGGAGGAGAAAGCTGGAACCTGTAAAATTTTTATTAGAATAGTTGTAGATACGGTCGTACTTGTTCTGAGGTAGTTGCTTCTTTATAAGCATTTCCATTATCAAGACGCACGAGGAAATATTTCCCTCTGCCGTATCGTAAACCTTCTTCCAATCAAATAAGAGCACTATTATACATCCTTTTTACCAACTTGTCAAGAATTATTTTTCTAAAGGTACTTCATATCCCAGCCCTGCTTCATATAGAACCCGACACGATTGGAGGCTTGTTTTCGAGCCGTATTTCCTTTCAGGTGGATATCTATTATCACAGGTGATATTTTACCTTCCTTCTTCCGAATCACTCGTCCCACAAGCTGTGTGAGTAGTGGTTCATTATTTACGGGGGTAGCCAGTATTAAACAACTAAGTGTATCAACCGATATACCCTCTGAGAAAATTGCTTGCGTTCCATAAAGAACATTCTTATCTCCGTAGAGAATTTCATCTACAAGCGTTTCTCTATCTTCATGCGATACATCTCCTGTAACGCACACAGACTTGTCTCCTGTTAGTTCGGAACAGGCTTTCAGAAAGCTAACTCTGTCACTTACTACTAGGACTTTGTGCCCTCTTGCGGCGTAGGCCGCAGCGAGCATTGCTACAGTATGCCTGTATTCCTCATCGTTTGCTAATTTAGTTACCCTATTAGCCCATGGGATTCTTGCACCATCCATGAAACGAATTTCAGATGCTACAAGATGTACTGTAGGGGTCATATAGTTTTCTTTTGGTGGTTTAAAAAGAGTATTACCAAAGTAATCTCTAAACACAACGTGTTTACCATCCTTTCTTTCTATAGTCCCCGACAACCCTATCTTATATCTACAGTAATTTGTATCTAGTATCTTACTGAAGGTCGGACTACTAACGTGATGCATCTCGTCTAGTATGACTGTGCCAAACTCTTTACGAATTTTGTCTACGTTTCGGTAAAGAGTTTGGGTATTGCCAATTACGATAGGAGCATCAAGTTCGAACCTACCACTGCCTAAGATGCCAGGCTTAAAACCAAAGACTTTCTCTACTTCTTTTGCCCACTGATTACGCAGAGGGACAGTATGGGTAACAACAAGTGTTTTCTGTCCAAGTTTGCCTGCTATAGCTAAACCTGTAAAAGTCTTTCCCCAACTGACCCATGCGTTAATTATAGCATTGTCTTCAATCTCATCATAAACCTTCTGCTGGCTTTCTCGAAGATCAAACTTAAACTTGGGAAAGTCTACAGGTTTGTGCACGCGCTTATCAACTATTTCATAGTGCTCTGGTATTAAATCCGTTCGCCCTATTGGTAATGATACTAACCCGTTACGAATTATGCCCATGTTTTTAATCACTTGAGGCGGATCCAGTGGGTTGTGCGTAGGGATCGTATATGTAAGCTCTTTGTCGATCTGCTCTTGTAGTTCAGCACTACAATCCATATATATCCTGTGACTTATGACTGCTTTCATAGCTTTAGTTCATTCTTTGCAATGATGTATTGTTTTACAAAATCAGATCGTACAATATCTTCTACTTCAAATTCAATAAACGTAAATCTATCCATACGTTTAAGAACCTTGATAAAATCTTGTAGTCCATTTGCTTTTAGATCTGCCTGTCGAAAGTCTCCGCAGAACATAACTCTACAATTCTCACCTATACGAGTAATAATAGAGTCTAGCTCATGAAAAGACATGTTTTGACACTCATCAATAAGAATTACCGCATCTCTAAGTGTTATGCCTCGTATAAAAGAAGTAGTCATAAAGTGTACTAGACCCTGTTTTTTTAGGATCTCATACGCATCTCCACGACCAAACAGGTCATTGGAGATATCTTTATAAGGTTCTTCATAGACAGCACTCTTTTCTTTCTCAGTGCCTGGTAAAAAGCCCATGTCCCGCGTAGGAACAGCACTTCTAATAACTACTAGGTTCTGATACTTACCTTTGGCCATGTCATCATAGGCTAGGTACGAGGAAATGAATGTCTTTCCTGTGCCTGCTAATCCGTGGAGTACAAGGTTTTTCTTAGACTCAAATGCTTTGAGTTGGTTTCTGGTTAAGGGTTCAATTTCCTGCAGCTCTAAGCTAGCTCCTGCAAGTGTTTGTTTGCGTCTTTTAGCCATATTATACTTTTCTTCTAGTGTCCTTGAGTTTCTTTTCAGAATACTCGTAAAGCATCCAAGGTAATCCCTTTACATGCAAAAGTCCTGCCCAAGTATATCCTGTCTCGGGAGGGCGTGGTATGGTAAAAGGAGAGTTATGCCCTTTTACCCATATCAATGCCGCAGTATCTTTCTTTACTACTTTATTGATCTTTAAATATTTTAAAGGTAGCATAAGAGTCTTTTCATAAATGAAAGGTCGTCCTGCATTATCTATAAAATACTTTGTGCGTTGCTTTATTAGTCCGTTAGGGTTAGAAACCATTCGCTTTAGTATGCACAAATTCTTGTGGGGAGTTTGTACTCTACGAGCGCCTAATGTCTTGCCTATCTGATTTTTATCGTCTAAGACCTCTCCGTCTAAGAAGAGTAAGCCGTCTGAAGTATCCCAGTTCCCCGAATCTAAAAGGAAAACTGGGAATACTAGTTTATGCAGATTTTTATACGTTATCACCATACATTTTCTCGAACTTTCCGCCTGAATAGTCTTGGTGAATAATCTCGAAGTCACAGCCTACAGGAGTGCCAGGAATAGATAAACCTCTATCTAGCTGTACATACTCTGCGAGTTTAACCATGTACTCATCAACTTCTTCATCTGGTACTTCTGCTAGAATTGAATCGTGTACTAAAGCAAAGATACGAGCTTTCTTCTTATTTGCTTTAATCCAAGAGTTCATATCTATTGCTCCTAGAAGGTTAATATCAGAAGCAGCAGACTGCACCAGAAAATTAAGACCAGACCTAACGCTATGGCTCTGGATGCCTTTGTCTGTCGATGCAACATTTGGTAATCTCCTCTTTCTTCCGAAGAAGCTGTAAATGAATCCATTTTGTTGGATATATTTTTGATTATCTTCGATCCACTCTTTTAGCTTATGGAACTCTGCAAAGTAATCGTCAATGACTTCTTGTGCGTCTTTCCTGCTAAAAGGTTTACCACTATCTTTTGTTACTTGTTCACTGATCTTGTTTGCACCTGCACCATACATAATACCAAAGGTTACAGCCTTAGCTGCCTGTCTCTGCATACTGTAGAGAGATGATACCTCTGATACTTCACAAGGTAACTTAAATACTTTGTGTGCAATAGCAGAGTGAAAGTTGCCTCCAGACTTAAACACTTCAATCAGGGCTTTATCCTTTGCTAGTATTGCGGCTACATATACCTCTGCTGTTGTTAAATCCATTGCAACTATCTTGTGACCTGCCGCCGCTTTAATACAACCTTTTACAATAGGGTTATCCCTAGGAAGTTGTTGCATATTAAGCTTCCCACTAGAGCTGAGCCGCCCACTAGTTGTGCCATGAAGGTTAAAACCCGTGCGTAACCTGCTATCACGGTCCAGCTGTGGTAGGATTTTGTCCAAATAAGTATTTTTAATTTTGGATTTTTGTCGAATAGCAAGGATAAGTCCGGGGACGTCGGATTGTTCCGCAAGCTCTCCAAGAACTTCCGCGTCTGTGCTATTTGCACCTGTACCAGTTTTCTTTCCAGTAGGATTAAGCCCGATGAAATCAAATAGTAAACTGCGAAGCTGAACAGTACTGTTAGGATTAAAATCTTTTCCATTAATTTTCTCAAATTTACTAATGGCAGGATGCTTGTATAGTTCTACGATCGCTTCATCAATCTGCTCTTGCATAAGAGTTTGGGATTTTTGAAGTCTGTCTATATCAAACGGTACACCATTGTCTTGAATGTCTGTTAAGAAACGACAGCCAGGAATTAATATGTTTTCGTAGACTTTTGCAAGTCTTTTGTTTTGTTTGATCTTAATAAACTTTTCGTAGAGTAGGAAAGTAACTGCCGCATCCATTCCCGCATACAATTTCATAATGTCAAAAGGAATAGCATCCCATGTAAAGTCTGCCTTGAGTATGCCATGTTCTTTGCGGTACTGAGCCATCCAGTCATACATACCTTTCTCATAATCACCATAGATTGTATACTTCATAGCCAACTGCTTAAGACCATGTGTGCCAGGATTTTCGTCTATGAGATAGTGCAGTAGCATTGTATCTTCAAAGCGAGGAAACTTAAAGTTAAAGTGATACTCAAAGAATGCCAAGTCAAACTTAGCGTTATGGAATACTACTATCTTCTTATCAAATAACTCTTGGAGCAGGCGCTCAGACTCTTCATCTAAGCACTCTGTATCAATGTAAGCGCCACGGTCTGCTTCGTAAGATAAAGATAGTCCTAGAATGTGGCCGTCTCGAGGATAAAGTCCAGTTGTCTCAGAGTCAAGAGCAACATAGCCGAGAGGTGCGTCAATCGCTGCTTGGAAGAATGCATTTGCTTCAGCAGTATCTTGTATGCCCCACGCATTATAATCCGTAATTAAGGTGTCTTGTTTATCACCAGTAATGTACTCTACAATACTTTGCTTGGAGTCGTCCCACGTGCGTTGTGCCTCTGGCTTAAACGCGAGCATGGCAGGGTTAATGACAGGTAAGAATTTCTCTTCTACTTTCTTACCAGAATATTCGGTAACTGAGTTTTCAGAAGTGAAAAACTTAAGTGCGTCACTTCCTACGAGAATAACCCAGTCATAGGCATCAACATCAATTTCGATGTCACAGTCTCGTCTTAATACTTTCTTAATGTTTGGGTCGGAGCAGAGCTGATAGCTATCAAACTCGAACTCATCATCAAACTCTTTCTTAAAATTTGTTCTACTTGGTTTAGTTTCTACTAATGCAACTTTAGGCATATAATTTACTCTTTAATGTTTGTACTGATTTTAGGGGTAATGCCCCAGGATCTGTGTCCTTGAGACATACATTTCTTGAGGTCAAGCCTACTCGCTCAACCATTTCTTTTACTATATTTGCTGCAGTCTGTCCTGCATCATCACCGTCGAAGAAGATATCTATAGACTCCACGCCCTGTATGGACAGCATCCTTAGCTTATCTTCATTAATATTCTTTGTTCCAAAACAACATACTGCATTTGTCAAACCTTTATCCTGTAGATTAATCATATCAAATATGCCCTCTACTAGGATAACAGAACCTTTTATTGGCTCTACTATAGGGAAGAGAGGCATCTTTGCACCCGCAGGCGAGATCATATACTTAGGAGTACCTCCTGTAGTATGACGACCATTAAATGCTACTATGCGACCTGATATATCTCGTACTGGAAATACTACTCGTCCTATGTAGTCAGGGTCATGGTGTTGGAACGCTTCAAATTTTTTATACGTCTCTGGTTTTATACTACGCCAGTTGCCTGTATAGGGCATTAAATTTCGAGGAAAAGACAAACCAATGCTTTCAGACCTCTTTTCTCTAATAGTCTTTTTGAATAGTTCTCGTCTTACTTGTAGATGGTTTGCCTTTTCTCCGAAATATGTAAAAATGTTTCCTTTATGCCCACAGGAAAAGCAACCGAAGATACCTGTAATGCGATCAATCCGCATACTAGGGTTTCTATCTGCGTGCTCTGGATTGAGACAACTAACTAAGCAGTCTCCGCCTTTGGGTATAAAATAAACATTTCTTGAAGTTAATAGCTCTTCTACTGTCACCGGCCAATGTCCTTTACGTTTTCTCTACTAATTACTTGATAAGCACCTTTGTTATATGCAGGTGCGATTGTATACTTTGAATCTAACTTATGTCTAGCACTAAGTGTTGTATCTACTCCTGCTACATCAGCAGATTTATACTCTTTAGTTTCTCTACGGTATACGGTGGCCTCTTCTAGAGGCTGAAACTTAGGTGTGTATCGTTTAGATTTAGGTAAAGGCTTTCTCTTTCTACCTGAGCTAGTATGTCGTAAACTACCGAATGTAAGTGCCAAATGCTTTTCTCCTTTTAAGTATCCGTATATTATACGCATGAAAAGTTAAAAAGTCAAGAAATATTTTAAAGATCGTGAATATCTTCGCCTGTCTTGTGCGTAGAATCTTCCTTTTCTTTAGGAGTGAGTGCAGACTCAGGGCCAATCTTAAGGGTGTCCCAGTCTACTGTAGATGTGAATGACTTCATAGAGGCTGATCGCATCTTTACACAATTCAAAGTAATACACGCATCTTCGTGATCCCACGTCTCTAGTGCATACGCCGCATCTGCCGCATCAAGGATGCCTTTAGCAAAACGAGCTTCTCCACTTGCGTCTGTTTGATAGGGTGTAAATACTGTACAATCGTACTCTTGTGCCATTGATTTCAACGCCTTACTTACTTCGATTTGTTCTGTCCAGTCATACTGACCTCCGCGAGAAGGGAGACTCGACCGCTTTACTTGATTAATATAGTCCACTATGATAATACCCACATTCATTGACTTAACTTTTTTGTCAAGTTCTGCACGAA